GGCCGAACCTATCTCGCTCCCCGCAAGGGAGGATGCCGGATGTCACATATGCCAGAGAAGAACCCAGAGACCTGGCTCATCGTCATGGCTTGGCTCAGCCAGAACTCACCGATGCTTTATGCCGCGGCGCTGTCGTGCTGGATTGCCTTTCTCCGCGTCATCTACGGCGGTGGAGGACGGCGGCAAGCCCTGCTGGAATCCTGCCTTTGCGGCGCGATCACCGCTGGGGCTTTTCCTTTGCTCGAGTACTTCAACCTCCCATCGAGCCTTGCAGCTGCCGTCGGAGCCTGTATCGGCACCCTTGGCGTGAAGAAGGTCGCCGCCTTGGCTGACCGCTTCACTGACTTCAAATTGCCCAAGCGGCAGGAGTGACCCATGCAATTGATCGACAACTGGAAACAAGCGCTGAGCATGACCAGCGTTCAGGCGGGTGGTGCAATCGCTGCCCTTGGCGTGGCTGAGCAACTGATGCCATCGCTACAGGCTGTGCTGCCTCCTATTGCGTATGGCGTGCTGGGTCTCTTGGTGATGATTGCCCGAGTAGTGCTGCAGCCGAAGTTGAGCGGAACGCCGAAGAAGGCCGAGTAAAGTCTTACCGTTGAATTGAATGCTTCAGGCGAGTTAGTAACTAAAGAAGGTCGCATTTGCATATGAGCCAGCCGGAGCAGAAATCGCCATACGGCTATCGCTGGCAGAAAGCCCGCGAGGGTTGGCTGCGCAATCATCCCCTTTGTGTCAGGTGCGAGAAGGCAGGGCTCATTGAACCGGCAACTGTGGTCGACCACGTCGTCCCGCATCGCGGTGATATGACGCTGTTCTGGGCTCGGACCAACTGGCAGTCGCTGTGCGGCAACTGCCACAACTCTTATAAGCAGCGGCTTGAGAAGTCCGGACGCGAAGCCGGATGCGACGTGAGCGGCAGGCCACTCGACCCCGGGCACCACTGGAATCGGTGATGCGCGCAACCTTTTGATAAGAGCGTCCGGTGGTTTCGGTTATGTGCTGCTAATCCATGCAGTGTCGTTAATCCTGCTAATGGCGGAGTATTTTTCTTATCCGAAACCAGGTGAAAAGTAGTGGCGAAAAAAATCGAGCAGCTCAGGGGTAGGGGGGGTAAAAACTCTCCACCAAAAGCCTTCTAGACCGTTCGCCCCCCTTCGTGTGCAAAACCGCGAAATGAAATGATTTTTTTTGGGATGAAAAAATGGCCGGGAGACGACCCACCCCGACGGAGCTGAAGCTGGTCAGAGGTAATCCCGGTAAGCGCCCGATCAACAAAAAAGAGCCCCTGCCTGCCAAGCGCATCCCCAGCACGCCGGCACATCTCACCGATGAAGGCCAAGTGGCCTGGGGCCGACTCACCGTACTCCTCGATCGCATGGGTGTGCTTACCGAAGCCGACGGCTTTGCGCTTGAACGGCTCTGCGATTGCTATGCCGAGATCCTGGCTTTGCGCGAACTGGTTGACGCCAACGGACGAACCTACGAGACCACCAGCACCCAAGGTGGGTTGGTGATTAAAGCAAACCCGGCTGTGGCGATGCTTGCTGACGCCGACCGACGTTTTAAAAGCTACCTGGTCGAATTCGGCCTCACTCCAGCCGCTCGATCCAAGGTTCAAATAAAAGACGATGAGCCAAAAGAAGACCAGTTCGCGGAGTTCTTCGGCTGAGGATCCCGCTACTCAATATGCGCGAGAGGTAAACTCGGGCGAGAGAGTTGCCGGCCCGGACAAACTCAACGCATGCGCTCGTCACCTAAAAGATTTGAAGGAAGGGCATAAGCGCGGGTTAGTTTGGGATTTGGAGGAGGCCAACAAGGCGATCCGGTTTTATCGCACAGTTCTGAAGCTCAACGGTGGTGAATTTGAAGGGCTGCCGTTTGAGTTGTTGCCCTGGCAGAAGTTTATCGTCGGTAGCATTTTTGGTTGGAAGACCAGTGACGGGTACCGACGCTTTCGCGTGGTGTACGTCGAGAGCGGGAAAGGCTCCGGGAAGTCCCCGCTGGCCGCCGGAGTCGGTCTGAAAGGCTTGGTCGCAGACAATGAGGCCCGGGCAGAAATCTACGCGGCGGCGACGAAAAAAGATCAGGCGATGATCCTGTTTCGAGACGCTGTTGCCATGGTGCAACAGTCGCCGGAGTTGACGAAACGCCTGGCTTACAGCGGCACCGGTCAAAACATCTGGAACCTGGCTTACCTCAAGGCCGGTTCATTCTTCCGCCCGATCAGTTCGGATGATGGTCAATCTGGCCCTAGGCCTCACATGGCCCTGATCGACGAGGTGCACGAGCACAAGACCAACCTTGTCGTGGAGATGATGCGAGCCGGCACCAAAAGTCGTAAGCAGGCGCTCATTTTCATGATCACCAATAGCGGCTCGAATAAGCGTGGGCCTTGCTGGGAGTATCACGAATATGGCGCCAGGGTGGCAGCCGGCAAGCTCACAGATGATGGTTTCTTTGCTTACATCTGCTCGCTGGATGAGGGCGACGACCCTATCAGGGATGAAAGCTGCTGGTTCAAATCCAACCCGTCGCTGCAAGACGCTGATCTTCCGGGCTTGAAGTACCTGCGCGAGCAGGTGACAGAGGCACGAGGCATGCCGAGCAAAGAGGCAATGGTGCGCCGGTTGAATTTCTGCGAATGGACTGGCGCCGAGTCGCCTTGGATCTCATGGGATATATGGAGCCAGGCTGAAGAGCGCGTGCCGATGTCGCTTCTGCGTAATCGTCCATGCGTGGGTGGATTGGACCTATCCAGCACCACTGACCTTACATCGCTTGTTCTGCTGTTTTATCCGACCTATGAGGATCCGCACTGGCGGTTGCTTCCGTACTTTTGGATTCCAGATTTCGAACTGGATAAGCGCGAAGCTCGGGATAAGGTCCCATACGCGGCCTGGATTAAGTCGAAGGATCTAGAAACGACCCCGGGGCGAGCCATCAGCAAGCTGCACGTATTGCGCCGGATGCAGACCATTTGCGATTTTTTCGAAGTTAGCAAGATTGCCTTCGACCGATGGCGTATCGAAGACATGCGCCAATTGATGATCGAGTACGACATCACGCTGCCACCGTTGGTCGAGTTCGGGCAGGGCTTCAAGGATATGGGTCCGGCAGTAGACGAGTTCGAGCGCCGGCTGCTTGGGATCGCTGAGCTCAAGCCTGAAGGCGAAGATGCATCAGCTGAATTGTTTGACGATGTCCTTCCCTCTGAAGCTGTGGAGTCCTTGCGTCATGACGGTAACCCGGTCATGACCTGGTGCGCGGGCAACGCGGTGATCGTTTCTGACCCGGCTAACAACCGTAAAGCAGACAAGGCCAAGGCTACTGGCAGGGTCGACGGCATCATCGCCGCCATCATGGCGACTGGCATCAGCGGGGCCATCTCGGCCGGCAGCAGTGGCACATCTATATATGACGAAGGAGTCGGGGTTTGAACATCATTGCAATCGCGGCCTGGCTGGCTGGCCTGCTCGGCTTCGGCCTCCTGGTCGGCGGGGTCGCCCTGATCCATGTGCCCACGGCGTTTATCATCGCGGGGCTCGGCCTGATTGGTTGGGCCTGGCTGGCCGACAAGGCTGCCGCTCGAATCCAACTCAAACGCAAACCCGAAGGGGGCTGAGCATGTTCTTCAGCAATCTGCTCGGCTCCAATGAGGGACTGGTCTCCGATGGCAGCAGCGGCTTCTGGCGTAGCCTGATCGGCTCTGGTCGATCGGCGGCTGGGGTGACGGTCACGCCAGATAGCGCCTTGGCAATCACTGTCCTGCAAAATTGCGTCACGCTGTTGGCTGAGAGCATCGGCCAGTTACCGCTGGAAATGTATCGCCGCCTTGGTGATGGCAAGCGCGAGGCAGCCACCGGACACCCCCTCTACGATGTCCTGCGTTATCAGCCCAACCCTTGGCAAACACCCTATGAGTACCGCGAGTGTGGTCAGCTGGCGCTTGGGCTCAGAGGCAACTGCTACAGCTATATCGAGCGGGGTGATGACGGCGCGGTCAAAGCCCTCTATCCCCTGCACAACGACAAGGTGCTGGTCCTCAAGGGCGGCGACCTCCGGCCGGTGTATCGCATTGGTGGGCATGAACCCCTGCCGATGCGATTGATTCACCATGTGCGTTGGCACACGAAAAACCATTACACCGGCCTGTCGCCCATTGAACTGCATGCCGATGCGGTCGGCCTGGCCCAGGCGGTCAGACAATACGCGGGCAAATCATTCGCCAATGGCACCGCCGTCAGCGGTGTAATCGAGCGACCGCGGGAGGCGCCGCCAATCAAGGAGCAGGTCAGCATCGACCGAATCCTCGATCAGTGGGGCGCCAAATTCTCCGGCATCGACAACGCAAAGAAGGTCGCGATGCTGCAGGAGGGGATGACCTTCAAACCGGTCTCGATGAACAACGTCGATGCCGAGCTGCTGGGCATCCTTAAGGCGACCGGCCTGGATCTGGCGCGGATCTACAAGATCCCTCCGCACATGGTCAATGACCTGGAGAAGGCCAGTTACAACAGTCTTGAACAGTTGCTGATTCAATATGTGATCTTTGCCCTGATGCCGTGGGTCAAGCGGCACGAACAGGCCATGATGCGCGACTTCCTGCTACCAGCTGAACGTCGGAACTACTTCATCGAGTTCAACCTGTCGGGCTTGCTGCGTGGTGATCAGAAGAGTCGATACGACGCTTACGCAATTGGTCGGCAATGGGGCTGGCTGTCGATCAATGATATTCGCCGCCTGGAAAACATGCCGCCGGTGGCCAATGGCGACAGCTACCTGCAACCGCTGAACATGACCGACGTGGCGCATGGTCTGCCTAACATGAACAACCCCGACGTCCGCGCTCAACTCGAGCAGCAGCGCGACGACATCTTGAGGATGCTTGCCGCATGAAACGACATTTGCGCGCTGCCAGTCTGCTGTTCAATCAGCCGCTATTGACCACCCCCGATATGCTGGACCTGGCTGTGCGCTGGGCTAACCAGACCATGAGCCTGAATATCGTCAACTTGAACATGGGCGGGGCGGCTGCCGATCCCAAGCTGTTCTATGACGATGATGATTACCAGGTTGAGCAGGACAGACGCGAAGAGCAACGCCGTGCGGCGATCGCGCAAACGGGTGTCGAGGTGATTGCGGTGCACGGAGTGCTTGTTAGTCGCGGCAGTCACTTGAATGCTTGCGAAACAATGACCAGCTATGAAGAGCTACGTGCTGCGTTGAATCAAGCGGTGGCCGATCCGATGGTTGAGCACATTGTGCTCGACATCGACAGCCCGGGCGGGAGCGCAGTCGGAGCCTTTGAGCTGGCGGCGGATATTCGTGCAGCAACCAAGATCAAACCCATCACTGGTCTGGTCAACTTCATGGCGTACTCCGGCGGCTACCTGATCGCGGCAGCCTGCACTAACGTAGTGGTCAGCCTGACTTCAGGCGTTGGCTCCATCGGCGTGATTGCCAGCCATATGGACCGATCCAAGATGATCGAGGGCATGGGTGTCAAAGTCACCACGGTGTTTGCGGGAGCGCACAAGAATGACTTGAGCCCCAACGAGCCGCTCACTGACCAATCACTTCAGGTGCTCAACGATATCGTGCAGGAAAGCTACCAGCTATTTACCACCCACGTTGCCGAGTACCGCAACCGCGATGTGGCGGACATCATTGCCACCGAGGCCGGGTGTTTTCGCGGCGCGGCGGCCATTGCTGTCGGACTGGCGGATCGCCTGGAAACACCGCAGCTCGCGGTAGACAACTTGTCTCGTGCCGTCGCCCTCAGCCGAGCTCAGCGGCAAGGGGGCGCGCAGGCGCGACAACGAATCAGTGTGCAGGCCTCGGCCTTCGCTATCCAGTCTCAACTCTGACCGCGTTCGCGGCAGTGACCCCAACCGCCGATCGGCGGTTTTTTTATGCCCAGGAGGCAGTATGTCCCTCGTAACTCAACTGCGTAGCGAACGCGCCACCATCAATGGTCAGATTCAGGCGCTGGCCCAGCTCGAGGCTGCCGGCACCTCGCTCAGTGCGGAACAACTCGCTCAGTTCGAGCAGCTCAGCGTTCAATTCAACGCCTTGACCGACAAGCTCTCTCGCGCTGAAGCGGCCGAGCGCATGGCAGCGACCAACGCCGTGCCCATCGACGAGAGTGCTCAAGGTCTGAACGGCCCGCCCAGCGGCATCAGCGGTCCGTTCACGCCCAAACCAGTCCCGGGAGCCAACATGGCGCAGATGGTCCGCGTGCTGGCTGCCGCTCGCGGGGATCAGCACGCCGCTGCCAAGATGGCGAGGGATTCCGGCTTCAATCCGGAAATTGCCATGGCACTTAGCACGGTTACTCCGGGTGCGGGCGGGGTGTTGGTTCCACAAAGCTTCTCCAGCGAAGTGATCGAGTTGCTGCGGCCAAAGTCGGTGGTGCGCAGGCTCGGCGCTGTTTCGCTGCCGCTGCAGAACGGCAATCTCACGGTACCTCGTATTAAAGGCGGGGCGGTCGTCGGCTACATCGGTAGTGAAGAAGACATGCCGGCTACTGATCTGCAATTCGACGATCTGAAGTTGTCGTCGAAAAAGCTGGCGGCCTTGGTGCCGATCAGCAACGACCTGCTGGCGTACTCGGGCACCAATCCGAGCGTCGATCGCCTGGTGGTGAACGATCTAACTGCTTCTGTAGCAACGGCGGAAGACCTGTCCTTCCTGCGTGGCGCCGGTACCGGCAACCTGCCAAAGGGGCTGCGTTTCTGGGCGCCGGCCTTCAACATATTTGCGGCACCTGCAGCGGTGACGCTCGAGGCTGTCGAGTTCGCCCTGTCCGCCTTGATTCTGCGCTTGGAGAATGCCAATTCCAATATGACTGCGCCGGGCTTTGCCATGGCGCCGCGTACCAAACGCTGGCTTGCCGCCCTGCGTG